GAATTTGAAAATGCCTCTTTAATTACTTCAATATTTACTTTGCAGTTTATGTCAAAAATTGATCGGCGATTTACTATTCAAAGAATTCATGATGGATTGAATGAAGGTGGCGGTTTTATTTTTGCAGAAAAAACTATTTGTCAAAATGCAAATTTTCAAGACATGCTCACATTTAATTATTATGATTTCAAAAGAAAATCTTTTGATACAGAAGATATTATGAATAAAGAAAGAACTCTTAGAAACATGTTGAAACCAAACACTTGGCAAGAAATAAATGAAATGATGTGGGACGCAGGTTTTGAAGATGTCCAACCTTTCTGGAGAAATCATATGTTTGTTGGAGCAATTGCCATAAAAAAATAAAAAGGCCCTTGACAAAACTGATTCGTTCCTGTAGCATGTAAATATAAGTGATGATTCCTATGAAGGAAATATGTGATGTCAAATGTTCTATTTACAAAGAACTCCAAAAGTCTCCTAGCCAAACTGATGGCAGAAGAAGACCTTACGGTTCAACATCGTAAAGTTGAAACCGCGTTTTTTGACGTTGAAAAACGTCTATTAGTTGTACCAATTTGGAAAGATATGTCCGATAACCTTTATGACTTGTTTATGGGTCATGAAGTTGGACATGCTTTATATACTCCAGCGGATACAGAAGTTCTCCAAGAAGCAATCGACCGTTCCAACAAAGACTTTGTAAACGTAGTCGAAGATGCTCGTATTGAGAAAATGATGAAAATAAAATTCCCTGGCTTGCGGGCTCCTTTCTACAAAGGATATCAAGAGTTAAATGAGCGAGATTTCTTTGGGACAAATAATAAAGAAATTTCTACCTTTTCTTTCATTGACCGTATCAATCTGTTTTACAAATCTTCAATGAATGATTTTGAGTTTAACATGATATTTTCAGAAGAAGAAAAACCTCTTGTGAAGAAAGTTGGAAAAACAGAAACTTTCGAAGAAGTTGCAGCTGTTGCAGAAGAGATTTACAACTTCATCAAAGATAAAGTTCAAAATCGTCAAGAACAGAATTCCCAACAAAGTGGTGGTGAAGGTTCTGGTGAACAATCTCAAAATTCAGAAATGTCAGAACTAAAAGATGACAATTCACACTCTTCTTCATCTTCTCAAACTGAAACTGAAAATGAAGAAGAAAATCAAACGGATGGTTCTGGTGATGGCGGTTCTTCTGATGATACAGGTGAAGATGAACAAAATTCACAAGAATCTGGTAGTTCTTCTAATTCTTCTGATGACGAATCTGATGGAGAAAATGGAAAATCTTATACATCAGCTGAAGAAGAACAAAATGCAAATGATGTTGCATCATTGGGTGGTGGAAGTGGTTTCTCTGACCCTGATGAATTTTCCTCTAAAACTGACAATTCAATGTCAGAAAATATGTCACAAATGATTGATCGTATGGCAGATAATATTGAATATTACACATTATCTGATTTAAATCTGAAAGATCATGTGATAAGTCATGATATGATTCATGATGCAATCGATGCGGCCAAAACTTATTTTTACAATAACTCAGATTGGACTAGTTTTGCAAAAAATAATGTAGACAAGATTTCTCTTTACAAAAAAGTATTGAGTGATAACAACGCTACTATAAACTATCTTGTAAAAGAATTTGAAATGAAAAAATCTGCACAAGAATATGCAGCGAGTTATGAAACAAAATCTGGAAATCTGAATACCAGCAAAATTTGGAGTTACAAACTAAATGATGATATCTTCAAACGTAAATCGATTACTCCAGAAGGCAAAAATCATGGCATGGTAATGATGGTCGATTGGTCGGGTTCTATGCACTCTATGTTATATAAGACCGTTGTTCAAACTGTTGTCCTTGCCACATTTTGTAAACGTGTTGGAATTCCTTTTGATGTTTACAATTTCTCTGATCAAAACCGAGATTATGATGATGGTAAAAAGTTGTTTGCCGATAAAAAGAACGGTGTTTATAACAATCGGACATTTATCTATAATAATGTTAAACTTCATCATGTTCTCAGCAGTTCAATGAAAAAATCAGAATTTATCAGGGCATGTAACAACTATCTGTTTTTGGCTTGGGGATTGAACAATTGTTATGGATTGATGCGTTCTAACAAATTGCCTCATAATGTCGATCTTCAGCTTGGTGGAACTCCTCTAAATCAAAGTTTGATGATTCTTGACAAAGTTGTTCATGAATTCAAACGGAAACATTCTGTAGAAAAAATGAACTTTGTTGTTTTGAGTGATGGTGCTGCCGGCGATACAATTGAGATAGTTGATGAAAATTCTGGTTGGCATCGTTCAGTTGCAGCAACCTGGCGGCATCATCCCAAAACTTCTGTGGTTTATCATGAGCGTTCAAAAAAGACTTTCGTTCATCAACAAGGTTATCGTTCTAAAAATAAAAATGCAAAAAATCCTACTGAGTTTCTTGTCGAAACAATGAAAGAAGTTCATGGTGCAAAATCGATTGGATTTTACATTATAGACCGTACTTATGATCTAAATAACGCAATTCGGGCATATGTATTTCGGGATCGTGATGGATACCATATGTATAATAACGAACTTTCAAAAGTTCGTTCAGAGTGTCGCAAAAATGGGTTTTATGCAGCAAAAGATTGTGGGTATGATGAATACTATATTCTTGATATGCGTACTCAAAATGAAGATAGTGAACTTGAAGTTGATGAAAATATGACAAAAGCAAAAATTGCCAAACAGTTTTCAAAATTCCAAGGTTCAAAGAAAACCAGTCGGCAAATGTTAAATAAATTTGTCGATATCGTGAAGTAAAAAATGAAAAGCCCTTGACAAAAGGGCTATCATTTGATACCATAATAATGTAATTGATGATTCGTGAAACCTTCCAAGTGGAGAATATATAATGTGGAATAAAACGAAAAAAATTGAGTTTCTTACGAAACTCATGGCAGAAAGTGGTTCTGTTGTTTCCAAACAAGAAATCAAGTCGGCGGCTTCCGCTTTTGGTGAAGCAAGTCCACAATGGATGTGGAAACCAGAATTTCGAGCCGGACATGGTAAATATGATATTTCAAAATATGCAATGAAACTCACTGGTAATGTAGTCCAGATGAAACCAGTTGCACAAACAGTGACTGCTGTTCCTACTACAGTAGTTTTGCCTGAACGTCATATCGATTCTCTCGTTCCAGAGAAAGATCCTAACTTTGTGAAATTTGGATTTTACAATGATTTGAAAACTATCCTTCAATCAAAAATGTTTTATCCTGTTTTCATTACTGGTTTGTCTGGTAACGGTAAAACTTATGGAACACAACAACTTTGTGCCCAACTAAATCGTGAATGTATCACGGTTCCTATTACAATCGAAACTGATGAATCTGACCTTCTTGGCGACAAAACTCTTGTTGATGGTAATGTTCTGTTTTCTCAGGGCCCTGTAATTGACGCAATGGAACGTGGCGCAGTTCTTATTCTTGATGAAGTTGACCTTGCATCAAATAAAATTATGTGTTTGCAATCCATTATTGATGGTAAAGGTGTTTACCTCAAAAAAGATAATCGGTTTGTAAAACCAGCTCCCGGCTTTACTGTGATTGCTACAGCAAACACAAAAGGTAAAGGTTCTGATGATGGACGTTTCATTGGTACTAATGTAATGAACGAGGCGTTTCTTGAGCGTTTCAAAATTACATTTGAACAAGAATATCCCAATCAATCAGTTGAGAAAAAAATTCTCAGCAACCATCTGCAATCTTGCAAAGGTTCTGTTACTGATGAAGATGTGTCGGTGATTGAAAATCTTACGGTTTGGGCATCTGCCATTCGTAAAACCTTTGAAGAGGGTGGGATTGATGAAATCATTTCGACTCGGCGTTTGGTTCACATTGTAGAAACATTCTCTATCTTTGGAAATGTTTTGAAGGCTGTTGAACTTTGTACAAATCGTTTTGATGATGATACGAAAGCATCATTTGTAGATCTATTTTCCAAAATTTATGGCGGAGAAGAAATCAATGAAACTGAAACTGAAGAAACATATGAAGAGGAAGTACCCTTTTGATAGACTATAAATTCAATGAAGATGTATTGCTCGAAGAAGTTCGAGCATACATTGATAAGACCTACGAAGGTCATTATTCTAAAAACACATACCAATCAACTGAAGTAATCATGGGCAGAGGACATGGTGAAGGTTTTTGTATGGGCAATATAGACAAATACTCTAATCGATATGGTAAAAAAGGTTCCACAGAAGATTGGAGAAAAGACTTGCTTAAAATCATTCATTATGGTATACTGGCTTTATATAATCATGATATGACTTATGGAGAAAATGATGAGCATCAATCTGAAACATTCTGATAACTTGGATCGAGACTATAAAAAACTCAGCAAGGGCAGAAAAGAATATGTCAAAAAAATGGCATCAAAACAAAAACAAACTATTTCTAATTACTTGAATTCTAAATATGGAGAAATTGAAAATGAAATTGAGTGAGCAAACGCAAAATATATTGAAGAATTATTCGACTATTAATCAGTCAATTTACTTGAAAAAAGGAAGTCGATTATCCACTATTTCTGTTATGAGAAACATTTTATCAGCAACTGATGTAAGTGAAGAATTTCCAGTAGATTTTTGCATTTATGATTTGGGAAAATTTCTAAATCTTTTGAAGATTTATCCAGAACTAGATTTTCATGATAAGTTTGTCATGATGAGCAATGGAGCAAAGACATATAAATTTATGGCTGCCGAACCATCTATTATTGTCTATGTTGAGAATACCTTTGAATTAGAAGGAAGCGACAACAATCCAGAAGGATCGAAACCTTCGCCGGATTGGGATATTAATGTAAAGCTTCCAAATTCTACACTACATACTATCAATCAAGTGGCATCCATTTCTGGACTTCCTGATTATTCATTGTCAACAAAAGACGATGGAGTTGTTTATTTTTGTGCATTGGATAAAAAAGATGATACATCCAATGTTGCTGAAGAACCAGTTGGTGAATCAAATGCAACATTTAATATGTACTTCCGTTCAGAAAACCTAAAGCTAATCGAAGGTGATTATGATGTAGGGATTTCTAAAAATAAAATCTCAACTTTCCGACACCAGAAATTGCCAATTCAATATTGGATTACACTTGAACAAGATTCGACTTATGGGGAGTAAGTATGGACAATTTTTTATGGGTAGAAAAATATCGTCCATCCGATATCGATAATTGTATTCTAACTGATGAACTAAAATCAACATTCAAAGAGTTTGTTGATACAGGAAGTTTACCCAATCTCCTATTGTCTGGCGGGCCAGGTGTTGGTAAAACAACTCTGGCTCGTGCCTTGTGCAATGAAATGAAAATGGACTATATCTTAATCAACGGTTCCGAAGATAGTGGTATTGATGTTCTAAGAAATAAGATTCGAAACTATGCATCAACTGTAAGTTTTGATACTGGAAATAGTAAAGAATTTGGAAAGGTTATCATTTTAGACGAAGCGGATTATCTAAATCCACAATCAACTCAGCCCGCACTGCGTGGATTCATTGAAGAGTTTTCTGGTAATTGTAGATTTATTCTTACATGCAATTTCAAGAATCGTATCATTGAACCACTGCATAGTAGATGTTCTCTTGTAGAATTTAAAATCAAAAAATCCGACAAACCAAAATTGGCAGGAACTTTTTTCAATAGAGTAAAAACTATTCTTGATAAAGAAAATATTTCTTATAAAGAAAAGGTGGTTGTGGAACTTGTAATGAAACATTTTCCAGATTGGAGAAGAGT